GGTAAATAACAACCGCATCTTCAATCATGCGTAACTGATTGAGTGGTTTAATTGCTTTATGCAGATAAGAAATAACAAACGTATTCTTAGCATCCATTAAACCAGAATTAACATTTAAAACAGATTCAGGTGCAATACGTAAACCTGTACTTACTTGTGCAGTATAATGTTGTGTTGTTGTACCACGGTCATTGTAAACGTAATACTCGGCCAATGATTTAATAATCATAGCACCAGTTTTTGGATCACGTTCTTTTTGTATTTCACGTACTTTGCGAATCTTACGTGGATCAATGTATCTTAGTTCTTGTATACCTGCTTTTGGATCTTTATCATTTACTACAACATGATAGTAAATTCTACCATCAATGTACCAACGCTTGAATAGATCATCGGCAAGATTATTGAAATTCATCATGCGAAGAATAGTATCAAATTCTTCTTTAATTCTTTTCTTAATTGATTCTGGTTGTTTTAATTTATCTAAAACAATATCAACACATGTACCGTCATTGTCATGTGTGATGGCCTCATTGACAATTTCATCAATTGCCATTTCCAATTCTGGATGATTCGCCATTTCACGGTAACGAGTTATCAGTTCTAATTCATTACGAATAGAACCTTCTAAATCAATATATGTACCGTAGTGGGCATTTTGTGTTATTGTGACAGCACCATCATCTAGTGCTTCAGTTGGAAGTGCAAAAGAGGCCTGCTCAGGTTTTTCAACCTGAACTATATCCTTTTGACCGAATGAGAACCCGAAAAGTTTTATTGCCATTAATCATTCATCCTAAAAAAACTAAAAGTAGGGGAAAATCCCCTACTCTTATACCACAGCGTCTTCCACAGATTCCCACCATTGATAGGTGAGAGTTACTGTAAATTCCTCAATTGCATCGTTTGAACCCCAATCAAGTTCGATTGGAGCTAAGTCTGTTGGAAATACACCGATAAATTTGTATTTCTTCAATTCATTACCTGCTTTACCATACTGGCGAACTTCTGCATCTACAGAGTAACCGTTTGGTGTTTGTGCTGCTGGATTACGAACATTAAGAGAGTGACTATTAATTGCGTTCATCCATCTTTCAAATGCATTACGAATTACAAAATCTTCATCGTTAATGATATTTATAGTCCAATCCGTAAAGGTTCTATTACCAACAAATTTTAGTTCACGGCCAAAGTAGTTTACTGGAACAATACCTAGTGTTGAACCAGGTAATTGTGCGCTACGTGCCATGAATGTTGTTTTTTGTTGTGCTGTTCCTGGTGATGAAAAGGCAGGAAATGGTAGTGACACCTCAAATAAATTTGGGCGAGCACCATCTCCTGTCATTTGAGAGCGGAACTGATTTACATTAAATGCCATTTTTTTCTCCTATCTCTCTATTTAGAAGCGTCCAACAATTTCGTCAAACGCAACACCTGTTCTAGTTGCAACGAAATTAAGTTGAATAAAGTTAATGGAACGAGCAGGCTTAATGTAAATGTCACCAATAAATTCATTGCGATCAATAACTTCTGGTGTATTATTTGTTGTGTCACAAACTACACGGAAATCATAGATGCCACGGCGACCTTGAACATCACGTAAGAATGGCTCAACTAAGTTAATAAATTGAGCTCTTGTGAAATCATCATTGAATTCAAATAGAGATGAGCGAGCTGCTCGAGCAATCGTTTTCTCTAATACAATAAACAGACGGCGAACATTGATTCTATCAAACGAAGATGGTTTAGATAAGAATGTTTTATCACCGTAAAGTAAAGTACCTTCACCTGGGAATGTAACAACAGGATTAATACCTAATTTGTACAAACTATCTCTTTGTGATTTTGTTGGATTCCAAGAAAGTTTAATTGTGTTTCTGATTTGACCACGATTTAAACCTGCTGGTGAGAACCATGGATCACGTTGCAGATCAGTACGAGCACATAAACCAGCTGTGTCACCATTCAATGGTACCCAACGATAAGTGTCATTGTACTTGTCGAATTGATATTTCCAACCAGAATCTATACAGACATATGAACTTCTATCAGCAAAGTTATTTACCCAAGATGTGATAGAGGTTATTTCATTTCCTGAATTTTCCACAACATCAGATAAGTTCGGTGAAATAAATGCAAGGCAATCTTTTCTAGATTCAGCTAAAGAAAGTAGATGTGTAGGTGTTGTAGTTCCACTAGTTGCACCTGCCAATATTAATGAAACATCTACAGAATCAGGATTGTTAAACAAATCATAAGATGTATTACGATTTGCTGCTGTTGGTGATTCTGAAACACCACCTGACAGAGTAAAATCTGTTGAAGCTAGTTGTGTATAAACTAAGTTATCTGTTGCTGGTCTGCCCCAGTTTGTACCTGTAGCAGGATGTGATAACCACCAAACATATTTTGATTGACTATTAATAACATCTTTGTAATAGTTTGATGAACCATCGTCTTTTTTGGCATCAGATGCTTTTGATACGAAACCAAATTTCTCTAAAACAGTATTAGCAGTACCACTAATTCTTCCAGTAGTATCAATAACTACAATGTGTATTTCATCGTTAGCCAAATCTGAATTATTATTGTTTCTTCCAACATAATCTGATGTTGCTGGGTTAGAATCAAAAATTGAATAGTGTGTCCAAGAACCTAACAGTTCAGTATTAGCATCACACATTGAAATTTTAAGTGAGTTACCCAAATCTCCTGGGTATTTTGCGGCAAACTGAGCAGCAGTACCTGAACCAGAAGAATGATTTTGTTCGTAGTCGCTTCTATTTTCAATACGAAGTGGTGTTCCAGAAGTTGTAGCGTTATTGGCGCTAGAACCTACAGAACGAACAACACGCAAATCGTTTGAGTATTGTAAGAAGTTTGCGGCTGTAAAGAAACTGGTGAATGTATTACTATCGGGTTTGCCAAATCTCTCAACTAATTGAACCTCATTACTAATAGAAACAATCTCACCAACAGGTCCCCATTGAAAGTCGCCAGCAAAAGCACCAATAGTAGTGGAAACAGAAGGAATTGCAGTTGTTAAATCAACTTCTGAAACATTCACGCCTGGTGATAGTTGAAAAGCCATGTTTTATCTCCTTTTATTCAGGCTGAATCGTGCATTTTTTTATCTAGTATTTATGTTTTTATAAAATTGAGGATGGATATCCACGATCAGAAACGAAAGACCATCTATCTTTACCGTCATCCACTTCTTCAGGTTGTAATCCGTTATCTACAAAACCAACTGGTGCAATACTTTCTTCAATTAAAAGATTCTGTTCTTCTACCAGTCGTCTACGAATGTCACTATTTGTGGTTTCTTTAAAGAATGATTGTGCAGCCAGCCAAGAAAACATTACCATGGTCATTGCCATATCGTCATGATTACCTTCTTCTGCTCTGTAAGTATCTTTATCTCTTGAAAAAGTATACAATTCTGTGATAGTATCAGCATCATTTAGTATTAATTTATCACTCTCTATCATAGCCTTAAAGTTGGCACATCCAATTTTCTTAACTGATACTGTGGTTTTTAGTCCAAATGATACTGATTTTTTAAATCCAGAAGATATGTGTTGACCTTTAATATTATGGTGTTCTAGTTTAAAGATGTTGTCATATTCTAAATCATGGTGCAGAATATCCACCACTTGTTGACCAATATTATTTGTTTCTACAAGAATGAAGGCTTCATTGTATCTCATGCCAGCAGCGTAGATTAATGTTGGATAGATTAAGGTTGGTATTTCATTACTTCGATATTTGGCAACTTGTACATATGGAATTCGTGTCACATCAATAACAGAAAATGCAGAGTAATCTAGACCAACACCTTCAGAACTGTCAACTGTAATAACATACATGTGGTCTTTTTGTGGGTATTCGTAAATATCAAAACCATCAGAAGATTCTATAGGTGTTTCATAAGTCAACGATTTAAGTTTTGCCGCAGAAATGAGTGTTGCGGTAGAACCAATAAATTCTGTTTCAAACTCTTGTCTGAACTGTTCTTCAGAAGTGTTTCTTATTGTTTCTTCTTTCCACTTTTGGTCACGGCCTGGTACCATCGACCAATGCACTTCAATAGGTTTGTACAGACTGCGTTTTTCTGTTGCATCTTTCCACATTTTATAGAAAAGATTCAAACCATTTGGTGTAGAAACAATAATAACTTTGGTGGTTTGACCAGAAGAAATTACAGGGTAAGTAGATGTAAAGAATTCTTCTGCAATATTATTTGGTACGAAAGCAAACTCATCAAGGAATACTAAGTTGTATGTACCACCTCGGACACCTGCACCTGATGTTGCATATGCATAAATTTTTGATTTGTTTTCTAACTCAATATTACCTCTATTCCAAACTAAAATGCCTTGTTGCATCCAAATTGGTAAATATTCGTAAGCATATTGAATACGACCAAGAATTTCTCGAGCAAGAGAACCTTTGTTGGCCAAAATTGCAATAGAGTAGTTATCTTGGAATAGAACACACCACAACATATAACCAACCGTTGTAGTAGTTTTACCAACCTGTCGAGGCATCTTTGCAATACAGAAACGATTCTGGTGAAAATCAGTAACCATTTCTTCTTGGAATTTCCACATATCAAAAGGCACAAGACCTTTATCTACGTTTACAATCTTAACGTAGTTCTTAATAAAATATACGGGATCTTCAATACACTTAGCAATCTCTATCAATTGCTCTTGTGTATATTGTATTTCTGTGCCAGGTTTTTTTAGACTTGCGTTACCTAGGTAACCTTCTTCTGCCATTACTTATTCGCTTTAATCATTTTAATAAGATCTTCAGTAGAACCAATGAATACTGCTTTATCTATATTTACATCATTATTCTTTTTTGGTTCTAAATCTTTTTTACGTTTTTGTATTTC